CCAGTCTCTATCAACATATGAGTAGGACAAACCGTTTTGGATAGTTTACGTAGTATAACCCCTTACAGGTAATCAGATAGTAAGTCTAATTCCCGTTAGCCGTCTACTTATAACGCCCTGACGAGGGCGGGTAACTCCTCAGTTACCAAAACCACGAATACGTCTGCGTACACTAAACGTATTCACATCGTTGACATCCTTATTCCCAGGGGAACTCTTACAGAAGGTGTTAAACCAATCCGGAGCTCTCTCTCTTGGATTCAGGACTTTACAGTCAGGTACGATGTAGGGATCGATCGGTGAGAAAACAGGCTCTCCACCGTTCGCATCGAGATCAAGCATAGCATCAAGGCTATCTCCAAGAATCTCATCCCATCTGCGGTCTCTTTTCTCCATTTCGATGACATGTTCCCACATATCACGACGAGCTCGCTTCTCATAGTTCGGATTGATATCCCGAAGCTCTGTATGATAGCTAGACCCCCGCTTAGTAACTACGGTAGGTATACGCTCAAATCGCATAGTGGATAAACTGGCAAGCCGGTTCCGCTGTATATGGCCCATCTTGGCTACCATCCATTTCAATTCTTGGATGACCTTAGAAATTGACGCCTCTTTCGGGTCGATAAGGTAACCGAGTTCTGGGTCCTCGGTCATAGTTAGATTTGCTAGCCATGGAGCGGTTAGCGGTGATGGAGCCTCCGGTATGGGAACCGAATGCTCTTCTCGTAAAGGATAGACAGCCTCAACCGTATTCGGGGACCGAGATAGGATCTTCCAAGCGAGCGCGCGCTGCGCTGCTGAGATCACTACAGGTACTCCACGAATAGGCTTAAGACCTAGTCCGCCAAGGGAGACTGGAACAAAGAGATTTCTCCCCTTGCACTCTGCATTTATCTTATCCTTATGACGTCCAACGTACATATGGAAGATATCGGCCTCCTTACCTGGGAGGGCCCCCTGGACTAACCTTTCGATAACAGCCACATAATGGTGCACTGTTTCTTGGTCATCACCACCGAGTACTTTGTTCTGGCCAAAGTACAATCCGGTATTGAGGAATGGAATATACTTAGGATTCGAAGTATTCCTTCCCATTGTCATTTGATACTTGCGTTCAATGACCCCATTCTTCAGGACGTCTTCTCGAATCGTCCTTTCTGTCTTTGAGAGATCATAGTGGTAACAAGCAGAATTCACATTGGCGTACACCTTATGATGGTATGCCTTCCCGGGACTCATGGTGAGCCCGACCCTTTTGCCATTCTCAATATGGACCTTCCATAGAGAACTAGGAGCAACGTATAACATATCGTCTCCATTCACGAGGACTCCATTGAGTTTGTCTCGTAATCGGCGCCTATCCCCTTTAATTGTCTCCAGGTACAAACCGAGGTTTGCGAGACACAAAATTGGGAACGAGAGAATCGAGCCCATCAATTGTCCGTTCTTCTGTAAAACAGGTAGAACTTCGTCATTAAATGGCGCGGGATATTGGCACATGTGAGGAGCAAGCACGGCCCTCCACATATTTTGCATACCCTCATCGTGATCCTTTATCAAGGAGTTGAGGATGGAAGCTGACAGTTTCGCCGACAGCTTATCGGTAGCAGCGGAGTAATCTATCGAAAACCACTCAAAGTCACCTTCCCCTACGTGAACCGGGTTCATCGCAAGGTCGACTAGGTCCGTCGTGCACATCGGACGGCCTATGAGTCTAAAACAGGGCATCTGTCGGAGGACATGATGTAATTGCTTCTGAAGCATCTTACTCGCGTAGTATGGAGCGGCATTCCCTTTGGATATGACCCTCACCTTCAACGGTTCGAGCACAGCTTGAATCGTGGCAGAAAGAGTACGTTGCGCTTCCGCATACGTTACCACATTCCTACGGATCGATTCATACCATAGTCGTTCTCCCTGTTTATAGGAATATTCTTCGATCATAACGTTCGTACGAACAATACCGTTCACTACCACCCTTGGGTAGAACGACATCCTACTGAGATCTGGATTGATCCTTTCGGTTATGTTATTTTCGGGATTGAGTTGTCTAATTGTTGGAACATGACTCAACAACTCGCCGAGCTGGCCTCCCCTAGCTCGGGCACTTTCATAGGCAGCGCGCGTAGACGCGACATGCCTAGTTTCCACCGTCGTTAGCCATTCGCTATCACGACCAGAGGTGTCATATAACCTCCTTAGGACTTTACGAACCTTCGTAAGTACCGGTTCCAACTCCTTCATCACGCTATCGTGTTTCTCGTCGTCAATTGGGTCTTCTAGATCCATTGCTTCTCTATGTTCTTTGTATGTGGTTAACACCAATTCATCAGAGAGCGGGAGAGCTGAACGCTTTCCCTGGAGAAAAGAATACCACAAATGTGTGTTCTTAACGTTAAACACGCGGGAGCGTGACCGAGACCATAACTTCCACTGTCCGACCGCCTTAAATGGTAGGTCCGGCTCCTTTGGTGCTTCGCACCTCAGGTACCGGGCCATTGGCGCCACAGTGAGATATTTGGCTCGCTTGAAGAAGACCTTCTCATCATCATGAGTAAGGTAGTTCAAAACCTGATCCTTGAAGCTTTTCATAACTTCCTGGGTGGCGTGGTGATGCTTAAGTATTACCATCAGTCCACGTATCAAACCTTGAGCACGTTGTCCCGGAGAAACCTTATCTCCGGCTGGGGGCTCATTATCCCCAGGGACCTTCCCACGGTCCAAATCGGTAAGACAGAGTAATAGGTCTGTCGTGCAGAATGCACGGCTACCTAGGGCACTTGAACAAAGTGCCTCCTCTAATCTATTATCTATAATGTTAATTATCTTCTCTTGTGGAGCTCTTTCGTCAACCGACAAAGACTTCTGCATCATAGATGTTCGGC